CACACTCGTACACCCTGTCCATGGCGCTAAAGTTGCCACAATGGAACTTGAGATCGAAATGGATGAAAAAAATGGCTGGACGCGCTACAATCCAGACACGCCTGTTCAGGCGGCTCCCGTAAATACGTTGGAGACAAAGCGCCGCCGTAAACCGGCAGAGGAAGCAACCGAAGGAGTCTGAACATGACGTATACCGCTGGCGATCAAATCAACCGCGCTTTGCGCCTGTTAGGTATATTGGCCGAGGGTGAAACACCATCAGCCGCCATGTCGCAAGATGCGCTTATGGCGCTCAATCAGATGATAGACAGTTGGAACACTGAGCGTTTGTCAGTGTTTTGCACAGAAGATCAGGTCTTTACTTGGCCTGCAAGTCTTATCAGCCGCACACTTGGCCCAACAGGCGACTTTGTAGGCAACCGTCCTGTTTTGCTTGACGATGCCACATACTTCAAAGCGCCTAGTGGCGTGTCGTATGGCATCAAAATGATCAATCAACAGCAGTACAACGGTATTGCTGTTAAGACCGTTACATCTACGTTCCCACAAGTTATGTGGGTAAACATGACGTTTCCTGATATTGAAATATACCTTTATCCACGCCCAACGCAAAACCTAGAGTTTCACTTTGTATCGGTGCAAGAATTAGACAAGCCCGCCACACTGTCAACTGTAATGTATTATCCACCCGGTTATTTGCGGGCGTTTACTTACAACTTGGCCATGGAATTTGCACCTGAGTTTGGTGTTGAGCCAAGCCCGCAAGTTCAACGCATTGCCATGACTTCTAAGCGCGATCTCAAGCGCATCAACAACCCAGATGATGTAATGGCATTGCCTTACGCATTGGTGGCAAACCGCCAGCGCTTTAACATCTACGCCGGTAACTACTGATGAAGACGCCAATTCTTGGCTCCAGCTACGTTGCTCGCAGCGTCAATGCTGCGAACAACCGCATGGTCAATTTGTTCCCAGAAGTTGTGCCAGAGGGCGGCAAAGAACCCGGCTTTCTTAACCGCGCGCCCGGTCTTAAACTGGTGCAGTCTATTGGCACTGGCCCAATTAGGGCGCTGTGGGCACACCAAACCAACGGCGCAGACTTTTACGTTGTCTCTGGCGTACAAGTCTTTCGTGTGCGCGGCCTAACGGCAACGCCTGAGTTAATTGGCACAGTGGCTGCTGGCGGCCCCGTATCAATAGCAGATAACGGCACGCAACTGTTTTTTGCATGTAACGGCCCAAGTTACATTTACAACGAGCAGACCCGCGTGTTTGCACCCATTTTAGACCCTGATTTCCCCGGCGCTGCCACGGTGGGTTATTTGGACGGCTACTTTGTTTTTAACGAACCCAATAGCCAGCGTATATGGGTCACGGCGCTCTTGGATGGCTCATCGGTAGACCCTCTTGATTTTGCAAGCGCTGAAGGCTCTCCAGACGGCTTGGTGGCGGTCAATATTGACCACCGCGAAGCGTGGTTGTTTGGTACTGACTCAGTTGAAGTTTGGTATGACGTGGGCGGCGTAGATTTCCCCCTGCAACGCATTCAAGGTGCGTTCAATGAAATTGGCTGCGCCGCCGCGTTTTCAGTAGCCAAGCTAGACAACAGCCTATTTTGGCTTGGGCAAGACGCCCGAGGCCAAGGCATTGTTTACAAAGCCAACGGCTACACTGGCCAAAGGGTTTCTACCCATGCTATTGAATACGCGATTGCCCAATACGGCAACATTTCAGACGCTATTGCGTACACATACCAGCAAGAAGGTCACGGCTTTTACGTCCTGACATTCCCAAGCGCCAACGCAACTTGGGTTTACGACGCAGCGACACAGGCTTGGCATGAGCGCGCAGGGTTGGTCAACGGCGCGTTTACCCGTCATCGCTCTAATTGCCAATGTAATTTTCTTGGTACTATTTTGGTTGGTGATTTTGAAAACGGCAATGTTTACCAACTTGATTTAGAAGTTTACGCAGACAACGGCGCGCCTCAAAAATGGCTACGCTCATGGCGCGCGCTTCCAACTGGCCAGAACAACCTTAAACGGTCAGCCCACCACAGCCTGCAACTTGACGCTCAGACAGGCGTAGGTTTAAACGGCTTGACCATTGACACGCCTTTTTATCTAACGACTGAAGCGGGCGATAAATTGATCACTGAGGCTGGCGAATTCATTTTGTCTGCGCTAGAAATCATACCTATTGCAGACCCACAGGTCATGTTGCGTTGGTCAGACGACGGCGGCCATACGTGGTCAAACGAACATTGGACGTCTATGGGCCGCATTGGCGAGTACGGCCACCGCACGATTTGGCGTCGCCTTGGTATGACTGAAAAGATTCGTGATCGTGTTTACGAGGTGTCAGGCACTGATCCAGTGAAGGTTGACATTATGGGCGCAGAACTTTTTGTAACCCCGACCAATGCCTAATAACACCACGCAAATCCCCGCCCCGCGTGTCAATTTGCTAGACGCGCGAACTGGAACCATTTCACGGGAATGGTTTCGGTTTTTAAACAACATTTATACGATTGTTGGCGAAGGTGCGGGCGTAATTGCGCCGACTAACGGCGGTACAGGCTCCTCAGCGGTTCCTACGGATGGTCAAATACCTATTGGTGACGGTGTAGGGTATGTACCTAGCACCTTGACCGCAGGCACGGGCGTCGCCATTACAAACGGCCCCGGCTCTGTAGCCGTTAAAATTACAGACACTGGCGTGGTGGCAGGGCCGTATGGCCTTGCGGCTTCAGTGCCAACTGTGGTGGTAGACGCGCAAGGGCGCATCACTTCTGCGGCTAACACGGCCATTGCCATCAATGCGTCCCAGATCACAAGTGGCGCGGTAGGTATTGCTTATGGCGGTACAGGCGCAACAACTGCCGCAGGCGCAAGAACCAATTTGGGGCTTGGCACAATGGCAACACAAAACACAGGCGCAACTGGTACATTTACCACTGTTGATTTAAAAACTGTTACCGTGGTAAACGGTATCATCACAAGTATCGTTTGAGGATTAAACCATGACAGTTAACATCTCCCTATTTGCAGGCGCTGGCGCTCAGTTCTTTGACGACAACGGCGTGCCCTTGTCTGGTGGTTTGCTGTATACCTATTCAGCAGGCACAACCTTTGCCGCGCAGACGTTCACGTCCGCAAGCGGCCTGTCCGCACACAGCAATCCGATTGTTTTGGACTCTGCTGGCCGCGTACCCGCTGAGATTTGGCTGACTGAAAACGTTGCATATAAGTTTGTTTTGGAAGACGCTAACAACGTACTAATAGGCACTTGGGACAATATCCCCGGCGCTAACGATTACACCGTGCTGTTAGCCGAACTTGCAAACCAAACTGACGCAACTTTGGGCGACGCTTTAATTGGTTTTAAACAAGCCAACACAGACGGCTTGATTTCTAATGCTGTTGGCCGAACAGTGCATAACAAGCTGACAGACCTGATCAGCGTTAAAGACTTTGGCGCTAAAGGCGACGGCACAACAGACGATACGACTGCCATTCAAGCGGCTATTTATTACGCCCAAACCAATGGTGGCGTTGTGTACTTGCCGGGCGGCACCTACATCATTTCATCCGCGCTAACAATGACCATGAACACGGGGACTAGCACACCCCTTACGCGTCCTTCTATGCGCGGCGACGGCGTTGGCGCAACGATCATTTTGCAGACCAATAACGCCAACGGCCTTAACATTAACGGTTACTCGGCTAACCCTGCCGATTACGGTTATTTTTCAGACTTTACTTTGCAAGGCCACGCCGGCACCGGCTCAGGCATCGGCATCACAGACAGCGCGTTTGTTAACTTTACAAACATTTTGCTGACTGGTTGGGACACAGGTATTTACGGCTTAGACTTTTTGTCTGCAGTGTTTAACCGCATAACCGTTAGGTTTAACAACCAAGGCTTCCGTTTTGAATCAAGCGCCAGCGGCGCGTATACATCTGAGCCTAACGCCATCACCATGATGGGCTGCACCGTAGGCAATAACAACGCTTACGGCGGCTTGATCATTGGCGCTAACACGTTTACCTTTATCGGTGGCTCCATTGAATCTAATGGCTTTGGCACTGACTTGTCTAGCGCTAAATGGGGTTTGCGCCTCACTAACTGCGGCGGCCAATTTGCGCAACAAGGCGCTTGCGGCTTTAACTTGCAAGGCGTTTATTTTGAAAATAACGGCGGGCAAGCACAGCTTTGGGTCGAGCAAACGCTTTCTCGTCCCGGCATGACTGGCGCTGTAGTAGGTTGTAGCTTTGCGGTGCTTGCCGGCAGTTACCCGGCCGCCAACGTTTATTTGGCCGCGTCATCGTCTGTCGTAGCGTATCCAATCGCCTTTACAGGTTGCGGTTGGGCGGGTTTAGATTCTTACGTACCAAGCGCTTCACGCCCAACAATTAACAACGTCAGTTCGTACTTTCCTTTGGCTTTGACAGGCTGTAATTTTTACAGCACTGTTGACCAGTACAAACAAGGCGCGGCTAACCGTTATGAAGATGGGGTAGGGGCATCTGGTTTTTATGATTTGAACGGCAACCCCATTGGCGGCGGCGGCTCTGGACCTTTGCAGGCTGTTTTAACAGCAGGCAACATTTCATCGCTTAACGCTGTTGTTGGTGGTAACGGCACAACCACAGGCGCAACGCTTGGCAACGGCGTGTTTGGCACGGCCACTGGCGCAGGCGTCGCATCTATTGAAACCACTTTGGTACTGGCCAACAACTTGGTTGGCGGCGCAGGTACACAAAACGCAATCGAGTTTACTAACGGCAATTTCATGCCGGTAGCAGACAGCGGCGGCGCAACACCTATTACCTTGGGTGGCTCAGGCCACCGCTGGAACGGGTTGTATTTAAACAACGCGCTAAACTGGAACGGCTATTCAATTACCGCGCCAGCCGGTTCTACAACCACTTTCTTGCGTAACGACGGCACATGGTCTGCCGCGTCCGGTACGGGCGGCGGTACAGTCACCAGCATTACTGCAGGCACAGGTTTGAACGGCGGCACGATTACCTCGTCCGGTACGATCTCGCTGAACAACACCGCCGTGACAGCAGGCGCCTATACATCAGCCAACATCACAGTTGACGCGCAGGGGCGTATTACTTCTGCGGCTAACGGCTCTGGCGGCACAACACCTACTTTGCAAGCCGTAACAACCGCCGGCTACACGTCGTCTGTGACCGCTGTGTTTGGCACCACATCAACGTCAAACGGCGCGTCTATTGGCGCGTTAGGAGCGTTTGGTTTTGGCATGGGATCGCAAGGCACTGTGTTGACCTTGGCCAACAGCACTTTCAGCGGCCCCGCGTCTGCTGTCCAGTTGGATGGCGCTAAGTTTATGCCTTATGGCGACGCAGGCTCTGCGTATCCAGTTAGCTTGGGTGATCCTACCCATCGCTGGAATAGCATGTATCTGAGCAACAACTTGGTTTGGAACGGCTACACCGTCCCACAACCAACAGGCGGCACAACCACTTTCTTGCGTAACGACGGCACTTGGGCTGTTCCCGCTGGCGGTGGCTCTGGTACGGTCACTAGCGTCTCCGGTACAGGTACAGTAGCAGGGTTATCCCTTAGTGGCACAGTCACTACGTCTGGGTCTTTGACTTTGGGCGGCTCACTCAGCTTGACGTCTACTCAGGTCAACAGCGCGTATTCAGGCACTAACGCCGTGATTAACGGCGTGACGATTGGCAACGCCAGCGGTTATGGTGGCATTAACTCTGGCGGCCTTACAGGCTGTATCTTGGTTAACAACTTCAGTGCAATAGTGTTTGAAAGCGCTGCGTTTAAGCCAGCGGTTGACAACAACTTGACGCTTGGCGCCGCCGCCCAGCGCTGGAACGTGGTCTACGCCGCAACCGGTACGATCAACACGTCTGACGGCAACATGAAGCAAGACGTGGCTGATCTGACTGAGGCAGAGACAGCAGTGGCCAAGCGCATCAAAGGCTTGATCAAGACGTTTAAGTTTAGAGATTCTGTGGCCAACAAAGGCGACAAGGCGCGCAAACACGTCGGCGTTATCGCGCAAGACGTGCGGGCAGCGTTTGCCGCTGAGGGCTTGAACGCTGAAGATTATGGTATCTTCTGCTCAGACGTCGTAGACGGCCACAGCGTGTTAGGCGTGCGCTACGACGAACTTCTTGCTTTTGTAATCGCCGCCACATCGTTCTTGGCAATTGCTTCGCCAGTTGCTTTAGCTCCAGCCATAAGTTGTTGAAACGCTGGGTCTTTGTCGCGCGCCGCGTTTGATTCTAAGACAGCCACGCGGCGGCCTTCCAAACCAATCCGCTGACCTTCTTGTTTGATGCGGATAGCAGAGTCTTTGGCTTCGCGTTCTTGCGCTGGCGTCATGGTGACGGTTTGTTTGCTGCCAGCAACCGTGCTTGCAGCGCCGCCAAGGCCGGGAATGCCAACGATTTGTTTTGTACCACCAAGGTCTTGCTGGAAGAATTGGGGTTTGTTTTGCTCAACAAACTTGGTCATGCCAAGCGCGGTTTGCTTTTTCCAGTTTTCAAAACCAACGGGGTCTTGAGGAATTGTAGACAACACTTTTTCTAATGGTATGCGCGCTATAGGCGTGCCCATCATGTCAGGGTCGCTAGCTTGCAACTTCATAAATTCTATTGCGTCGGCAGGGTTGGTAATGTTGGCAACCGCATCGCGGTACATTGACGTTTTGTCAATCGCCAACTTTGCTTTACGCGCCGCTTCTTCTGTACGGGCTTTGTCCAACTCAGTCAAACCTTTGGCAAACTCACGGCCAGATTTACCATATTTAGCCATCAACGCATTGCGTGTTTCAGTCGCTGTCAAATCAGCGCCAGACAAGTAATTACGCAAACCTTCTTCTTCAGCGCGGGTGCGCTCGTATTCGGCCATTTGCATTTGGCCAAGTTTGTTGGCCTGCTGCGCGCCTTGAATTTGTGAAAACTGCGCAAGCGCGTTTAAAGGGTTTTGCAGTTCAATACCGCGCACGCCTAGTGAGATGTTTGGATCAAGTGCCATAGTTATGCTCCTGCGCCGGGCATTTGACTTTGATATAGCGGGCTATAAGGAGTGGCTGTTGAGCCTGCTACTTGCTGAGGCATCAAACGGTTCATCAGATTTTGATTTTGCGTGTAGTTTAAGTATTGGTTTAAACCACCCGTCAACGCGTTAGCGCCGCCAACATAACCCGAGGCGCGGGCTGCGCCTGCGCCAGTCATTAAATTGCCGGCGTTAGTACCAAACTGGCCTGCTGCGCCGCCCATATTGGTTGAAGCTGTTTGACCAAACCCTGCCCGGCTCGCAAGGCGGTTGTAAGCGTTACCAAACTCATTAGACGCAAACTCTTGGCCGTAGCGTTGGGCGGCTTTTAAAGCGCCGCCGCTGATCAAGCCACCACGGGCGGCTGCTTGGCGGTCAAGTGCTTTAAGACCCTCTTGAAATCTAAAACTGTAGCTGGGATCCATTTCACCCATAATGTCGCCGGACTCTATTTTGTTAAGCGCATTAACGCCGGCTTGACGAAACGGTTCTTGCAGTTCAAGCTGCTTATTGAACATCTCGCGTTGAAGATCAATTGAACGATCTGCTGACGCAGCTTGTGTGTTTGCAGCGCTCTTAGATGCGCTTGCACCGAGTAGGGCGCTACCGCCAATTGCTAGGGCCATCCATGGCATATTAGTTCTCCTGTAGGCACTGGGCCAGTTCTTGAGCCTCGGCTATATCGCCTGGCACAATTAAAACTTCGTCAACTTCATCCAAATCAGTGCATTCTGTTGCATGAATGCAGTACCACACAACGTCTGTGAGTGATTTTACGCCATGATGCTTGTCGGCTTCAATAGTCAAACAAGCTGGCGCGTGAATAATCTTGCGCTCACCATCAACCATCAACTCAATTGAGCCACTGGCCAAAATCGACAAATGGCTAAACTTGTGCTTATGCTGGACAAGCACATGGCCCGCTGGTATCAGCGTTTCTTTGGCGTAGACGCCTGCGCTGAAATGGTGGTTGATCATAGGGCGGCAATCACAAAGGCCAACAATTCTTCGTAGCGTACACCAAGAACTGTTACGCCGTCTATTTCGTCTGAGCAGAAAATGCCGTACTTGTTAGCATCCAAACCTTCAGCAGCAACGGCCGCCTGCACGTCGTGTGCTACCACGACAACTTCGATTCGGGCGCCGTCGCCCTTGGCCGCC